CATAATAACTCTAATGTTTTGAGAACCATCAATATCAGCCATATCAATTACTTTTACTTCGTTTTGGTCTCGTAGTAAACCAGTACCAAAGAATAAGTTTGATTTCTGTGCAGCAACCATCTTATTGTCACCAAGACCATTTGCTAAGAATAAATTGATTCCATCAAATTTAAGACCTCCGTTGTTGTACCAAAGACTTCCTTTACCATCTACACCGTTAGCACCTAATCCTTGTGCGCCAAATCCACCTAATGCACGAACATAAGCGTAAAATACATTAGACGAAACGTAGATATTTGTGTCTGCTTCTCCTTTTATTGTATTTGGAATTAAATCTACTGTATCACCTAATTTATCAATTACGTTAGCAGCAGTTACCGTAGCAGTTCCTCCTACATCTAAAACATCACCATCAGCAGCAAACAAAGTAGTTAAACCATCAAATTGACCTGCTGTGGCATTTACTCCTGCCCAAATGTTAGTTTCCATTCTTTGTGCAACTTTCTCTGCAACGTGTCCAATTAAAAAATCGGTAAATTTAGGTGGCATATTCTTGTATGCAGACAATCCCATTTGTCCTGCTTCCCAATCAGTAATAAAGTCTTTCTTACATAATTGTAAGTTTACTTGAAATTCTTCTGGTTGCAAAGTTCTCTCTACTGTTGTTACGGTAGATGTCGGGTCAAAATCACAAGTTGCATCCTTTAGAATGTCATCTGTTGAAATCTTCTTCATTACTTCTTTAAAAGCAATGTTTGGTTTTACGGTAAGACCACCTTGTGAAAGTGTATTCCCCGATAGCAAGGCAGCAGAAATATATTCTCCTGCAAATTCTCCTGCGTAAGTAGTAGTTAAACTATTTGTTGTTGCCATTTTTTTATCTTTTTATTTGTTATTATCCACTAATTGTAATAGCACCACTTGATAGTGCATTTCCAAAAATAAAGTAAGATGTTCCATCTGAAAATAATTCAACGAAATCACCGACGTTTGAACTTCCATGCACAAAGTTGATATTATCTCCTGCATCTGCATCGACTACTGCTCCTGCCACGATGACAGAACCTTCTATTTTATCGTTTCCTGCTGTTGGTGTAGCTAAGATTGTGTTAGCAGAACTCATAGCCCCACTTGTTACAAATTTCAATCTTAATCCCTCTTTTGGTTCTGGTAAAGTAATTGTACCACCAGTACCACTTAGTTTAAACGTCTTACCGCTATCAGCAGCAGTAAGGGTTGTTCCGTAAACTCCTGCTTCGTAACTGTCGAAGATTCTCTTTACGTCATTTGAAACTGTTGTTGTTGTTGCCATTTTTTATTTCTTGTTAATTTGGTTAAATATTCTTTCTAACGTAGTTTCCTCTCTATTTTGAGAGAAAAGAATTTTTTTCTTTTCACTCACCTCTACTTCTGGTGTGTGTACAATAGGTTCAGCAGAAAGTTCTTCCTTAACTTCTTCTTTGACTTCTTTCTCTAATTCAGCAGGAACTTCTACTTCTTCCTCCATTTTATCAGTATTAGCCATTTTCTCGACCATACCTTTTAATTGGGATACTTCTGCTTTTAAGTTATTAAAATCTTCCATAGAAACAGATTCAGCCATTTCTTCTTTTTCTTCCTCCATTTCATCGTGAGGTTTTCCGTAGTGCTTTGCATCTACTTCTTCTTCTTTTGTTTCTTGTAGTTCTACTTCATCAGAAGCCGATAAAAGCACCTCCTTAAATTTTGCTACGATTTCACTTGGTTTCATAAATTACTTTTTATATTAATATTACATTTAAATTGATTATTGTTGTATTTTTATACTTTTCCTATTCCTTGCGCTTGCAAAGAACCATCACAACATTTACTGTGATATGTTTTTCCATCTTTACATAGACACCCTCTTTTTCCGCTTTTAGGTGAACTATAACTTGGCGTTACAAATCTTTTATTTTTCATATTATCTTTTTATGGGTACGCAATTCGGTACTTTTCTTCCATCCTTGTCTTTCATGCCTATCATTTCATAACCTTCTGTGCAAGGTGCTTTTAGTTCTTCCAAGTCATTAGTATAGTATCTTGATTCGCAAGGAATCCAATAAGTCTTATCTTTTACCTTTATAGAATAAACACCATCACAACCCCTAACTTTGGCTTCTTTCATTGCTTCATCTTTGCTTTCAAAGGCATTACCGCTTTCCCCTTCTTTAGCCAAATCAGCATGATTCTTACAAGGCATATACCAAGTCTTTCCATCAGAATCGTGTGTATGTATCCCTTCACAACCCTTAGACTTAGCAACAGCGTTTGCTTGTTCAGCAGTATCGTAAGCAGTATGTCCATCTATTACTTTTTCTGATAAGTTTAGTTCATCTAAGCCTTTTAGCTTAGACTGAACCCAATTCTTCATGGATTTACCTCCCCAAAGCAAATAAGATATAGTACCACATGCTTCATTGTTTCCTGCATCGTAATAAGTTTCTGCCCTTGATAAGTAGCTATGAATGCGCTTTAAAGTTGATAGTGTAAAATTTTCTTTTCTTGCTAATTGTTGCGCACGAACTTTCCCCACTTGCGTTGCACATTTGTTATTTACTTTTTCGTTAAGAAGGATACCTCGTTTAGCATTGTTAGAAGCTGATTGTGGATAGCCCCCGTAAGATTCTAAATCTACTTCTTCTGACAAAGCATCAGCAAGTTCCCATAATGCGAACTCTGAATTTAAATCCTCTAAACATTGATTACAAGGTTTCTTAGATAGTTCGTATTGTTCTGCAAAATAACCTTCAATGGAGAAGCCTTTGACTTCTCCTTCTTTTACTTTATTCCATACCTCGTTATTATTTACTTTAACCGAAACCAACCAAGTTCCTATTGGTAAATCAAAACCATACTTAGCAGACTTATCTTTTTCTTTATCTTCTAATATCCAACTTTCAACAACAGACATACCTTCCAATTCTACGCTATGCTCGAATGTGGAATTATTCTGATTACCTTTCATAAGAAAAAGTTCAGAAGCCTTTCTTACTGTATCTTCTGAAAAGTAGATGTAGTAATCCTCCTTATCATCTTCTCCCTTTCTGAATATCTTTTTATTAGGAATAAGTGCAGCACCCATGAGAATACGTTTCTCGTTGTCTACTTCTGCTAATTTTATTTCTTTACGTTCTTTCAATGCAATGAAGTCTTCTTCTATTGCAGGTTTTTCAACAACAGAAATAGCTTCAATTCCGCTAAGTTCGTTGTCCTCGTCAATAAACATTTCTATTACTCTTTCCATATATAATTAACCTTTATGTCTGTATTTGTTCTATTATCCTAATGAAGCACCTTGTATGATGTTATTGTCTAATTGTTGTGCGGTAGTAATATCTTCCGCAACAACAAATGCTTGTATGGGTTGTTGTTCTGATTGTGATATGGTTTGTGCTAATTGGCTTTCGTTAGAAGCACCGACTATATTGAAGTCGGGTGCTTGAATATTGTTAGATGTAGCTGCACCTCCACCACTTTTTATACCATTTTCAGCATCAACACTCATTATTCTTTTAACATTCAACAAACCAGTTGTTATCGCTGCGGCTGCCCCTAAGAATCTTTGAGCAGGTGTTAATGTGCTTGTCTTATCTCCTAATATTGCGTTAGCAGCAACATAAGTGTCTATGGTTGCAGTAGCAAGTGCAAAGGCTTTTCCTGCTGCGGTTTGTTCTCCTATTAATTGAGAAGCATTATCTGATATGGTTGCTAAATCCCTAAATGAATTTTTTCTATTTATAAGCCGTATCTTTTCAATTCTTTCGGCTTGTTTTGCACTATCTTTAATAGCTTTTTGTTTTTTCTTTTCTGATTTTATGAAATCATCTACATCCTCTTGTCTCTTTACTTTTGCTTCATCAAGAAAATTAAAGTAAAGTTCTAAGAATGTAACGTTATCAGTAAATATAGGTTTTAATTTCTCTCGTGCTACTTTAGATGTTGAAACTAAAGAATCAACTGCACCTTCTTCTTCTTCAAGAACCTTCATTAACTGAACCTTTAATCTTTCTATATTGGCAGTCGATTCAGCTATTATTTTTTCGTTATTTTCTTTTGAGTTTTTTAATACTTTATTACCCACATCAAAAGAAGTACCTAAAATTAAATTAGATGCGTTTGCTAAAGCGGCAGTAGCCTTTTGTGTATTCGTTAAACTTGAATCAATACTCCTTGTTTCTGCGTCTACTATCTTGGTTTGTTCCTCTGTTATCATGTTGGCAATAGCCTTTGCTTTTGCCCTCGCTATTTCTAAACTTATTTGCTTTTGTATTAAGGTGTTTGTTTTTTCAGTAGATATATTTTCTAAGTCAACATTACCTAAATACTCTGGGTACTTTTTATTTATTTCATCTATTGCTTTTATTCTATCTTCCTTGTTTAA